CTGATCGGCCCCCACACCCGTCGCGGCCTGCAGCTCGTTGGCGTACTTGAAGCACCCGTCCGCAGTGATGTTGGCCGCGTTGCCGGTGCTCTTCAGCGTGCTGCTGAGGTTGGCCAGCGCCTTGTCGTCCTCCATGACACCCTGCACGCCCGCCTTCGCGGCCAGTGCCAGCCCGCCCAAGGCAGCAGCCGCCGGCAGTGCGGCCTTGCGAATCAAGAATCCGGCCTTCTGGCCGCGCGTTTCAAGGTTCTTGAACTGGGCGACAGAACGGTCGATCCCACGGCCGTTGAACGTCGTGAGGATGGGGATGGTGATCGCCACTACCGCACCTTGCCTTGGATCGTGCGTTCGGCCTTGGCCACCAGCAGTGCGATGCCGGCGGTGATCTGGCCTTGGTTCTTGTCAACGGTCGGCCACATTATGCGTTGGTGCCGGGACCGGATGTTGGCCCCCAGCCTGTTCGATGGCGTGGTCGTTTCGAAGATCACTGCCGCCGGATAGCCCTGGCTGATGTAGATCACGCTGTTGCGATTCTTGCGCGTGGACACCTTGGCCCGCACTGAGCTCTTCGCCTTCGACACCTGCCAGGGGAGGATCGCGTAGCTGCCCGGCATCCATGTTCGGGACATACCTGACAGCGGCATCTGCGGGTACTGGCTCTTGATCGCGGACACGGTTGGTGACAGCACTGCCCGCGCGCCCCGGTTGAACTCCTTGCGGAACTCGGGGTCGATGCGGCGCAGCTCCTTGATCGTCTCTTCAACGCCAATGACCTGTGTTGTCGCGCCGGCAGGCATTAGCCCTGCTGCTCACTCATGACGTCCACCACCGTGGACAGATCGCGCATGGTGAACGGCACATCGGGGGGCCAGAAACCCGTTGCCACTAGCACCTGGGCTAGAGCTCGGGAGACTGACCCCCGTCCGTAGGGCCCGGCGCTTCGGTGCCCTCGGCGTCGATGACCTCGATGTCCTGCAGCTCATCCACGAATGCGTCGAAGTCGTCGGGGACGCTGATCCCTGAGTCCTTCGCAGCTGCATACGCCATGAACGCGATGTGTTCCAGCCTCGGGCGCATGGTGAGGATGGTGGCCGGCGTGTCGAAGTGCCGTTCGAACGCGATGGCGTTCTTGATGGAGCCGATGTCCACCGTGAACGTGCCATCCGTTGTGACGAACTTGACATTGCCGTTGACGCCCTTGCTGTCGCCCATCTTCTCCCCTTGGTTGTTGGTTTACGGCGTGACGTCGCGGACCCAGGTGCCCCCGCTGAAGCTGACCTCGATCACCTGCAGCTCGCCCACGGTGTAGGTGATGGGGTAGTTGGCGATCATCGTGTTGGTGATCGTCCACTCCGGGTTGTCCGCGCCGACGGTCGTGTCGGCCTTCTTCACCACGATGGTGGTGTCGCCGGCCCCGACCTCGCCAGCGATGGTGTCCTCGGTCGAGCTCGCGCCGTAGTCCGCGTAGAGGGTGATCGTGCCCTCCACGGTCTGCAGGCCCTGAGTCATGAGCTCGCCGGCGTCCCCGAACGCGGTCTTGGTCAGGCTGTTGTAGCCCAGGGTGAGCGACACGCTCGACGCCTGATCGGTCAGATCCACGGCGTTGACGGTCAGAACCCCCGGCTGCGAGAGGTAGGTGGTCGCGGCCATGGTCTAGCTACTCCTTTGGGTTGAAACACGGACGGTGAGGTCGTAGGTGGGAACGTCCTGCCCGCTGATGAGCAGGATGCCGGGAATGCCCCGGATCAGGGAGATCTCCGAATCCATGATGGCGTCGGCCGTGGTGATGAGGTAATCCGTGGCGTCCCTGTTCCCAGGGGGAGCGGCCAGCACCTTCACCCCAAACTCGATCTCCGCGATGTTGCTGTTGAAGGTCGTGAACGTGGGCGGCTCCACCAGCACGCTGATGGGCCGCGCATTGCGCGGGTCGGTGACCACGGCGAGCCCCAACGCCTCAAGGGACGCCACCAGTGTGGCCTGTGCTTCAGCGAAGATTCCGGTGGCGCTCATGCGACCTGCGAACGGTTGACGCCCAGCAGCCTGTTGATCTGGCCGTTGGACCCGAACGGGATCGGCGTGCCCATGTCCTCGAAAGATGCGAAGGAATCGACGCTGCCGCGCTCGCGGTACAGCGTGCCGGCGTACATGATCGTCCCCAGCTTCACATCATTGCCAGGCACCACGGTCAGTGAGTCGAAGTACCCGGCCTCGCGCCGCCGGCGGTATGCGTACTGGTTTGCAGCACCGGCTGCCAGCGTGAGGAAAGCGGTGTCATTGGCCGTGGCCGCTGCGATGCCCAGCCAGTCGGCCACATCATCGGCGTCGATCCACGAAGGCTGCGGGGTCCATGTGAGAACGCCCTGGGGGATCAGTGGCCCGCGCGGGAAGTCGTCCCCCGGCGCGTACACCATCAGCTGATTGGTAATGATCTCCGTCTTGTCGAAGAGGAAGTCACCATCCTCGGCAACGCCCAGGAACAGCAGCGTGGGCACGTCCTGCACCACGTAAGTCCCGTTCACATCGGTGAGCTGCCCCCACTGGTGCTGCTCGCCGTTGCCGTTGCCCCCGCTGATCTCCTCCGCGCCGCTGACCACGACCGTCTGCCCGGTACCAATCTCTGTCCCTTCCAGCGTCTGCACGACGAGGTAGTTGTCAGCGCGCTGAAGGTGAGTGATTGCGAAGGTGGCCATGGGCAGACGGTCAGGTCAGTGATGCCTAGACGAACGCGGCCTTGATGAACTTGCCGGGGTCGATCATGAGCGTGGCGAAGTAGCCGCGCCATGCCAGCGTGCGCGACAGCTCGCTGGGGTTGTCCACGGTCAGCGCGCCCTTCTGCTGCTCGAAGAGCTCGTAGCCGCTCGGGTCGCAGATGATCATGGTGTCGGCCGCGAAGTTGCGGTCCACCACCACGCGCAGGCCGAACGCGGTCGCCTCGGACTGGCCGGGGTACATCTGGCCATAGGCGTTCATGGGGCCCATCTGCGGGAACAGCGGACGGCCCTGGCTGTCCTCGAGCTTGCCCAGCGCGACCCAGATGTCGGTGGACAGGAACAGGTGGGTCGGCAGGTTGCCGTTGCTGTTGCCCAGGATGTCCTCGGCTGCGGAATACATCCAGGTCACCCATTCCGTCGGGTCCGCGATGTTCGCGTCCGTGAAGTTGAGGGTGTTGGTCGCGCCGCTGACCATGTTGTCCGCAGCCACGTTGTCGGTGGTGTTGGCGTAGATGCGGCCCATGTCGTCGAGGATGAGCGACAGGACAGCCGGGTCAGACCAGTCCAGATCCTGCTCGCTGATCTTGACGTAGCCGCCGTAGGTGGCCTTCGTCACCTGATTCTCGCTCACGACGAACGTGCCCGACTGCAGGGTGTCGAACTCCGCAGACTGGACAGCCATGCTGGTGTGCGTGGTGACCTCGGGCCGGATGAACACCTTGCCGCCACCCGGCATCGCGCGGACGCCGATGGCATCCACGACCGGACGGTTCCCGATGTAGTTGTTGTACACGGGCCCGACGATGGGCTCGGGCAGGATGCCCGGCGTGTCGGTGGTGGACACCTCAGGCGCAGCGGCCTTCACGGCGTCCATGACCCGCTGCATGTCGGCCCCGCCCTTGATGAGCCCGCTGAGGTACTCCAGGGGGGTCGGCAGCTCGGCCTTGGCCGCGTACACGGCCGGGGTCGGGATGATCTCGTTGGCCTCGGCCTCGATGGGCTCGGCCGGCATCTCGGCTTCGGACATTTCGGTCAGCTCCGTTTCATGCTCGGTTGATGGGGTACTGCTCTCAGCCGCCACCTTTGTGACGACTGCTTCCGGGTAGGCGGGGACGGCCACCAGGCTGAGCTCGATGAGCTTGGCTTCGGTGACCTCCATGACGCCCTCGGAATCCGTAGTGAACGTGATGGGCTGCGCGCCCACGCTCACTGAGTCGTATGCCCCGGCCTTCAGCAGCGCCACGGCATCGCGCGACGCGATGGTGTCGGCCAGCGTCGCCTCGAACTCCAGCCCATCATCGGTGTCGATGAGGGTATCGACCACGCCGCGCAGCTGCGTCAGGTCGTGGTTCTCGATGAGCTTTGCGGGCTTCTGGCTGGTGTCGAACGCGCCGCGCGCGAACCTCACCAGCTGCCCACCGGACACGCTTGCGGTCACATCCCAAGGGACGGCGATGCCCGCGATGCGCGCAGGCTGGTTGTCGTCTGCCGCCTGGGCGGTGATGAGCGTGGCGTCTGCCTCGAATCGGATCACGACTGCGCGCCCTCCGGGTCGCGTGCCGGCGGCTGGGCCGGTTCCGGCATCGTTGGCTGGAACTCGTTGAGGTATTCGTCCAGGGCGAACTCCACATGCCGCCCGTTGGGCAGGATGTCGTTCATGGAAAGCCGCTCCTGCATCGCGTGGAGGATCGGCCGGGCCCCGAACAGGATGAGGTCTTGGCGAGCCTGCTGCGCGTTGGCGTAGGTCATGCCCGACTGGTCGATGGCTAGCAGGTAGGCGGGAATGTCCATGAGCCGTGACAGCTCTTTGGTCTGGTACTCCCGGCCCTCCACCAGCTGCAGCTTGGACGGATCAACATCGAAGGATTCGAAGCTCACCAGCTCGTTCAACGCGCCGATGGCGTTGGTGCGCCGATTCGATGCCCAGGCCGCAGCCATTTCGGCCAGCTCTTCCGCGCTCATGGGCTCCCCGCCCTTCTGCTGCAGGTAGCCGGCGGCGATCTCATTGGTGGCGAAACGCTCAGCAGACTGATCCAGCCTCAATGCAATCTGGATTGCGCGAGCGCCCTGGTAGATGATCCCCTGCGACCCGGACAGGAATTGGACCGTCTGCTTGGGATCGATCTCCTGCCCGTTGAAGTTGATCTTGTCGGCCGGCCCGTACCACTCCGGGGGAGCGTTGTTCGGCGTGTCCACCATGTTGGCCGGCAGCCACTGGAACGTCGCGGGGAATCCGGTGCTGTAGCGGCCGGTGACGTACCAGAACGCG